ATCCAGGTGATCTTGGTAACTCGCTTCGTGTTTCTGTTTGTGATTCTGCAAATCAGTATGCTCGTTCAATTGATATGTTCAGCAACACATCAGTTGGTGGTGTTGCAACAGACTACAAACTAGCTCAGCTTTCTAACGCTGCTATTAGTATTGCTGTTAACTCATCGGTAGCTAACGTTGTTCTTACTTGGATCGAACCAGGTGCAGGTGGCGGAAACCTTACATACGCTGAAGCAAAGACTACAGCGAATACAATTCTTCAGTCTCTGTCTGTTGGTGACTACATTGAGTTAGGTAATACCACAACTGGTACTCAGACTCTTAAGATTAAGTCGCTACCAGCTGTATCATCTGATAATGCTTCATCGCTAGCATACTTCCCAATTACATTTGAAGATACTTGGAATCGTGCATCGAACTTCAGTTCAAATACAATTGCACGTAAGTGGGAATTCTTTAATACCATTCCAACTGCACCAGGTACTTCGCAATACCTGACAGATCGCAGTCTCACAACTGTTGACCAAGTAAGTGTTGTAGTTGTAGACGAAGATGGTATGTTCTCAGGTACTCCAGGAACAGTTCTTGAAGTTTACGAAAACCTTTCACGTGCTACAGATGCTATTGGTGAAGATGGTACAACTACTTTCTATAAGACAGTTATTAACGATAACTCACGTTATGTATGGGCTACCAACGATCGCGGCGAAGCCGCTACAACTACAGCAGCAAGTCTTTCGAACTCAACAACTTCACTTCCATATTCGAAGTCATTCATTGGTGGACGTGATGGTGTAACAGAAAGTTCGACATCTGTTGCTGCTCTTGCTTCAGCTTATGATCTCTTTGCCGATTCATCTTCGGTTGACGTATCTCTGCTTATGACAGGTAAGTCTGTTGGTGCTTCGGCTGGTGCTCAGCTAGCTAACTATCTGATTGACAATATCGCTGATGTTCGTAAGGACTGCGTGGTATTTGTATCACCTCAGAAGGAAGACGTTGTTGGAGCAGGTGTTGAAGGTTCACAAGCTTCGAACATCGTAACATTCCGTCAGAATGTACGTAACAGCTCGTATGCATTCATCGATTCTGGTTATAAGTACCAGTACGACAAGTACAACGACGTATATCGCTATGTTCCACTGAATGGTGATATTGCTGGTCTAACAGCTCGTTCAGACGATCTACGTGATCCATGGTTCTCACCAGCTGGTTACAATCGTGGTCAGATCAAGAACCTTGTAAAGCTGGCTTATAGCCCTAACAAGACAGATCGCGATCTTCTTTATAAGAACGACATCAACCCAGTAATTACACAGCCAGGTCAAGGAACTGTTCTATTTGGTGATAAGACTGCTCTTGGTCGTCCAAGCGCATTCGATCGTATCAATGTTCGCCGTCTGTTTATTGTCCTTGAAAAGACAATTGCAACAGCTGCTAACCAGATGCTCTTCGAATTCAATGATGAATTCACAAGAGCTCAGTTCTTGAATCTGATTGAACCATTCCTCCGTGATGTTCAGGGCCGCCGCGGTATCACTGACTTCCGTGTTGTTTGCGACGAAACAAACAATACTCCAGAAGTTGTTGATACAAACCGCTTTGTTGGTGACATCTACATTAAGCCAGCTAAGAGCATCAACTTCATCCAACTGAACTTTGTTGCTGTAAGATCCGGCGTAGAGTTCAACGAAGTTGTCGGCCAGTTCTAATAAATAAAAGAAACTAGGAGGAAATAAGAAATGGCTTTTAATATCAATGAAATGAGAAGCCAACTGGTTTACGGCGGTGCACGTCAGAATCTTTTCCAGGTGCGTATTAACAATCCTGCAAATGCTTCGGGCGACCTGAAAACACCTTTCATGGTTCAGGCTGCTCAGATTCCAGAATCTCAACTGGGTGTCATTCCTGTGTTTTACTTCGGCCGTCAAATGAAGTTGGCTGGAGATAGAACATTTGGTGACTGGACAGTAACAGTTATTAATGATGAAGACTTCCTGATTCGTAACGCCATGGAAGAATGGTCGAACCGAATCAATCGTCTTGAGCGTAATGTTCGCGATATCAATCGTTACAAGTCAAATGCTACTGTAATCCAGTATGCTAAGGACGGTTCGAAGCTTCGTGAATATACATTCAACGGAGTCTTCCCAAGTGTTATTTCTCCAATCGAACTCGATTGGGGTACAACAGATCAGATTGAATCGTTCCAGGTAACATTCTCGTACGATTACTGGACTGTAAGTGGTGGCACCACCGATAGAGCTGGTGGTCAGTAATAAGTAAGGGGTAACCATTCCCCTTACTTTTTTTGTTAACAGGAGTCCAAATGGCCGAGTTATTTGGTTTTGAAATTGTTCGTAAGAAACCGCAAGAAGAGTTACCATCTTTTGCTCCAAAACTGGAAGAAGATGGTGCACTTGTCGTTTCCGAAGGTGGCGCATACGGCCAATACGTAGATCTTGAAGGTGCAGTAAGAAACGAAGCGGAACTTGTCAGTAAGTACCGTGAAATCTCTATGCATCCAGATATTGAAATGGCAGTTGACGATATTGTCAATGAAGCTATTGTAATGGATCCCAAGAAAGAGATCGTATCTCTGAACCTTGACGATCTAGAACAACCAGAAAATATCAAGAAGATGATTCTAGAAGAGTTTGATAATACTCTCGAACTTCTTGAATTTAACCAACACGCATATGAAATCTTTCGTAAATGGTATGTTGATGGTAGACTTTACTATCATGCTATCATCGATGAAAAAGCACCGCGTGAAGGTATCAAAGAATTAAGATACGTTGATCCGCGTAAGATTCGTAAGATTAAGACTCAAAAAAGAGTCAAGGCGAATAAGAATACTAACGTAATTATCAATAAGACTGCTGAAGAATTCTATATCTATAATGATAAAGGATTCGCCAAAGCACCTACACAAGGATCTACTTATAACGATCCTGCGTCACAGGGCATTCGTATTGCTGTAGATTCCGTTGTCAATACATCATCTGGACTAGTAAATGTCGGTGGTGATATGGTGATTGGTTACCTGCAAAAGGCAATCAAGCCGCTCAACCAGCTAAAGTCTATGGAAGACTCACTGGTTATCTATCGTATTTCTCGTGCTCCAGAACGTCGTATTTTCTACATTGACGTTGGTAACCTACCAAAGATGAAAGCTGAGCAATATCTTCGTGATATTATGACTCGCTTTAAAAACCGCGTAGTTTACGATGCTCAGACTGGTGAAATTCGTGACGACCGTAAGCACATGACAATGCTTGAAGATTTCTGGCTACCACGTCGTGAAGGTGGTAAAGGTACAGAAATTACAACTCTTCCTGGTGGTCAAAACCTTGGCCAAATGGATGATGTGGTTTACTTCCAACGTAAGCTTTATAAGTCGTTGAACGTTCCAATTACTCGTCTTGATCCAGAACAAAACTATAACTTTGGTCGTGCTACTGAAGTTTCACGTGATGAAGTTAAGTTTGCTAAGTTTATTACTCGCCTTCGTGGTAAGTTCTCTGAACTCTTTAATAAGATTCTTGAGAAGCAACTTATCCTCAAGGGTGTTATTACCAGTGAAGATTGGCAAGAATTTAGAACTAACTTTAAGTATGAATATTCAGAAGATAACCACTTTGCTGAATTAAGAAATACTGAAATTCTTCGTGATCGTATCTCAATGCTTCGTGATATTGATGACTATACAGGCAAGTACTACTCACACGAATGGGTACGTCGTAATGTTCTGTATCAAACTGAAGAAGACATGAAGGAAATTGACGAGCAAATCGTTGAAGAACAAGAAAATCCACAATATAATCCACCGGTTGAAATGGGACCAGATGGCCAGCCAATGGAGGCTCCAGGACCAGAAGATACAAGTGGAGCTCTAGGACCAGACACAGGAAAGACGGCAAAAGTTCCTTCTCTTCCTAAGGTTCCAGATCTAGTTAAGAAACCAGCGTGATTATAAATAATAAAAATTTGGAGGAAACTATGGCCGATATTGATGATCTTATCAACTTTTCTATGAATCAGCAGCCGACAAAATTCGCTTCTGCATTTGATGATATCATGGGTCAGAAAGCAAGTGCAGCTATTGATGACATGAGAATCTCTGTCGCACAAGGCATGTTTGCAACTGAAGAAGATACTGTCGACGATGAAGATGATTTCGATCTTGACGACGAAGATCTAGATCTCGATGACGAAGATTTAGAAATCGATGAAGAAGATCTTGAAGACATCGACTGGGAAGACGACGAAGAAGAATTAGAAGACGAAGATTTAGAAGGATTCGAAGACGATGGCGAAGACGCTTAATCAATTCCTAGAAGGTTACCTGAAAGTTAAGAATCCTGACGAACAAAAGTTCGTGGATAAGCACGTTGTTGCCAAGCATGCAGATCGCAATGGCAATGACGACGAAGTCTTTAAGGGTTCCAAGGTAAAGATGGCTGATCGCCGTAAGGATCGCCATGGTTACAATCCAGGCGAAGACGAAAAGGTTTACGAAGAACTCAAGGGTAGTCAGCACAAGATCGATGCCAACAAGAATGGCAAGGTTGATGCTCATGACTTTAAACTTCTTCGTGGTAAGAAGAAGAAAGTTGCTGAAGAAGCTGAAGAGCTTGAAGAACTAGATACTGCAACTCTTAAGAGCTACAGAACAAAGGCTCGCGCTCAGGGTAATGCTATTGTCGATAAGATGAAGATGGGTGGCGGAGACTGGTCAAAGGATCAAAAAGACACCAAGACACTTCGTAAGAGAGCAGCTGGTGCACAAGCTTCTGGTAAGCAACTTGTCAAGCGCGGTGAAAGCCTGAAGACTGAAGAAGCCGAGCAGATCGATGAGACTGCAAAGATTGTTGCTCATCTGCAAAAGCGTTATGGTGATAACATTCGCAAGAGCCATGTTAGTTCTGCTGCTAAAGATTTTGGCGTTGATGTATCAAAGCTTGCCAAGGCAGTTCGTACCAAGCTTGGTAAGAATATGCTTGATGAAGAACAGATCGATGAGATCTCCGCAACTACAAAAGATTCTTATGCTAAAAAAGCAGTAAAGCAACTACCTGGTCTTTTCAAGAAGAGCGGTGAAACTGCCGATGATGCTCGCAAGTATTACAATCGCAAGAATACCGTTCGTAAGATTGCTAACGAAGAAGCTGAGCAGATCGACGAACTCTCAAAGAAAACTATGGGTTCTTATATCAAGAAAGCATCTGGTGCTGAGCAACCAAAGAATGTAATGTCACCAAAGAATGTTCCACTAACAAAAATCGCTGCATACCAAGGCGACAGTGAAACAGGTTACTTTGGTAAAAGATTTAACCAGCATACTTATGATAAAGCAGAGCGTCTTCGTAAAAACCGCGAAACAGGTATCAAAAGAGCTACTGATAAGCTTACCAAAGAAGAAGTTGAAGCGATTGAAGAAAAGCTAAACATGGATACGGCTTCAATGGGAACCGTAGTCAAGGATTTCCAAAAGTCTGATGCTCCACAATTCAAAGGTAAGTCACAAGACAAGCGTCGTGCTATGGCGATTGCTGCTAAGCTGACTGCAGAACGTGGTGGTAAGCCACTACGCAAGGAAGAAAAGCTTGCTGATCTTCTTGGTGATCTGACAGAAACACATCGTCGTACCATGCTTTCTGTCTTTGATAAATTAAATGAAGGCAACCAAAAGAAGTTTCTAGAAGCATGTGAAACACCAGAAGGTGTTGAATCAATGCTCGACTTCTCAATTAGTCATAGAGGTGAATAATGGCCGTATCAATTATTTCAAATAAGAAGAACACCGCTGCCACTGTTCACGTTTCAGTTGCCAATACAACCATTAAGGTATCTGGTAACAGCACAACTACAAACGTAGATGCTACATCTACATGTCTTGCAGTAAGCGACGAAACACTTTCAGGTGCTTATATTGCGCAGGCATTCTGGGGTATCGATCCAAATGGTTATGCAGTCATTAAGCGTGGAACAACTCCAGTTGCTATCTATGACTCAACCGGTTATAAGGATTATGCCGGTTGCGGTATGGCTCTGACTGTTGGTCAAACTGCAAACCTCACTGTAGAGTTTGTTGGTACGGCTAATGGTTACGTCCTTCTTGAAGTTCAGAAGGTCGGTACATTCGTTTCAGAATACAATAATAGTTAAGGTAAAAAGATGAAACTCATTACAGAAGTCTTTGAAGACCTAAGAACGATTACCGAAGCTCGTGAAGACGGTAAGAAGAACGTATTCATCGAAGGTGTGTTCCTTCAGGGTGGCATTAAGAATCGCAATGGACGTATGTATCCAGTTGAGACTCTTGCCAAGGAAGTTGAACGCTACAACGAATCATACGTCAAGTCAGGTAGAGCGCTAGGTGAACTCGGTCACCCAGAAGGTCCACAGATTAATCTGGATCGAGTTTCTCACCTGATTACAAATCTTCGTCAAGAAGGTACAAACTTCATTGGTCGTGCTAAACTGATGGATACCCCGTTTGGTAACATTGCCAAGGGTCTTGTTTCTGAAGGTGTAAAGCTCGGTGTTTCTTCTCGTGGTATGGGCTCACTGAAGCTCAACAAAGAAGGAATCAACGAAGTACAAAATGATTTCTATCTAGCAACAGCTGCTGACATTGTAGCGGATCCTTCTGCTCCTGATGCCTTTGTAAATGGTATCATGGAAGGCGTAGAGTGGATCTGGGAAAATGAATTGCTGATTGCCAAGAAAACTCAAGTTGCTGAGCAAACTGTTCAGACAATTGAAAAAGCCGTATCTTCTAGAGACCTGGAAGCCAAGAAATTTAAGATCTTTGAGAATTTTCTCAACGAAATTTCGAAATTCTGAATCAAATAAATAAATTAAATTCACTAAGGAGTGTAAAATGTCAGATAAGGAACTAACTGATATCGTTGAGAATGAAAACAATCTCGATGAATCGGCAGCTTCAGAAACACTGAAGCCAAATCCAACTCGTACAGAGATGCTAGCTACGTTTACTTCGTTACTAGCTCAGCTAAAGGGTGAGGATCTATCTCACTTCTTTAACGATTCGATCAAGAAACTGGGCGTTGAGAACGTTCCTTCGGCAACAGCTCCTGGTGGCGGTCCGGCTCTTGGCCAGATGCCAGCAGCGACACTTGGTGCTATGAAGGAAGACGTTGCTGAAATGTTCAGCGGCGAAGATCTTTCTGAAGAGTTCAAAGAAAGAGTTTCAACAATCTTCGAAGCAGCTATTTCAGCTCGCTCGAACCTTGAAACCGTTCGCCTAGAAGAAGAGTTTGCAACTAAGCTTGATGAAGCTGTAGTTGCCATTCAAGAAGAGATGACCGAAAAGGTCGATCAATATCTTGATTACGTAGTGGAGCAGTGGATCGAAGAAAACAAACTTGCGATCGAAGCTTCAATCCGCACAAATGTTACCGAAGACTTCATGGAAGGTCTACGTAACCTATTTGCAGAAAGCTACATTAATGTACCTGACGAAAAGCTCGA